ATCTATATTTGTTTCCAGAATCTGAAACTACTTTTACTGTATAAGTTTTTGTAGGTGCTGTTCCTCCAGCGAGCCAATTCCAAGCTACATAGGTTTGCCCTGTTTGATTTATATTATAAGGATTTGCATGAGAACCTTTTTGTGTAGTAAAGCCATCATTATCAAATGTGCTTAAGTAACCATATTGAGGATCAGTTTCTTCTGCGGCTGTTTCATTTGCTTTTAAATATTTGTTAGCACCTCTGACACTATCTATATTTGTGTGTGGGTGGGCAGTTGATCTGATTTTTGCCCAAACATAATCAGGTTTAAAGTCCAAGCCATTTATTTCTTGATTTGTAGAACTGTCTCCTGTCCATGTTACAACACCAAAATGATCTGTTGGTTTATCTATAGCCATTATCCAAACTCCGCTAGGTTTTTTGTGTTAAGTGCATAGCCACCATTTGTACTATGTTCAAAATTTCCATATCCGTTAGGGTCACTATTGCCAGAAGTAATAGAGTAAGGCGGTGACCCAAAATTCATAGAATTTGTTTGACCAACTTCTGCTAAAAATGGAAGCCATGTACCACTTAAACTAGAATATGCAGTTCCTTGAGTTGATCCATTTTTATAAAATGTAATAGAGCCATTTCCAACTAATACTCCTATGGTATCACCTGTCGTAAATGAAGCCCCATAAGTTGAAGCACTTGTACCATTATATTTATCTCCATTTGAATAATATCCATATGAACCTGCTCTACCTGTATCATTCCATCTTAAAATTGTTGGTGCAATTCCTATAACAACACCACTTCCAATACTATCTATTTTTGTTTCCCAATAAAAATTATTTGTAACACTTATGTCAAATCCAATAGTTCCAAAAGCTAAATATCCACTTGATCCTGAAGCTGTCCATTTTAAATTTGCTTCAGATAATGTTCCATTACCAAAATTTAAATTATTTAAAGTACAAAAATTATTTGTGCAAGTATCAGTAGATTGACTTACTGATGTAAGGTTATAAACTGCAAAGTGATTATTATTACTTGAAGTGTCAGCACCCATACCGCTACTATCAGTGCCTGTACCAGATTGTTTATACTCTTGATAAAATCCGTTATCACCCCAAGTAACATCATCTTTAAAATCTTTTGGTTTCCATATTCCGCTATCGTCAAATTCACCAAATGTATTTTGATCATATGCCGTCCCATCAATAAATGCTACTTCAGAAAGGTAACCGTCAAAATAATTTCCTGTACCCTTATGACCAATGTAATTTGGATAAATATTATTAAATGAGGTAGTTTGATTTTGTGAATATTCATTATCAGTAGAAAAATCAGTTTCCTCAACTCCATTAATATAAAATTTCAAATCTGGCGAACTAACTGAGTTATCATTTGAAATAACTATGTGATACCAAGACAAAGTATCTCTAAATTTTCTAGTCGTTATTTTTCTCAAAGCGTAAGAGGTTCTGTAATCATGAACTTCTAAAGTGTCGTCAGCATTAAATCTAATTTGGCTAGTATAACTGCCACTATATCTTGTACCTATCATACAATGTAATGAGCCTAAAGCACTTCTTTTAACCCAAAAAGAGTATGTCCATTTATAAACTGCACCATGATGTTGTGGTAATGTTAATTTTAAATAATCTGAACTACCATCATCAAATCTTAATGAATTATCTACTTCGTATCCACCAGCTAATGCTGATCCTACATTTCCTGTTGCAATAGTTGGTAACATTAAATCTCCTTTGGAAATTCGGCTAGAGGTCTTGTTTGAGTTCCATCTTCTTGTTCTGTGTATTCGTATAATGCCTT